CAACACTGGAGAGAGATATGTGGGCAGGTTACTTGTTTTTTGAGCATAAGGAGAACACAAAGACTATGCAGAAACAAAGACAACAGGCTAGGACTAGAAGAAGATAATGGCTAGGCAAGATCTGTTAATAAACATAGCGGTCCAGAACCAACAAGCATTGGGTAGGCTACAAGGCCAACTCAATGGCCTAAAGAAAAGCAGTTTTGGATTGGGCAAAGCGGCCAAACTGGCGGGGGCGGCATTCGCGGCCATTGGAACCGTCAAACTGGTTGGTGGTCTTATCAACACGATAAGAACATTTGAAGACCTGCAGGCGACCTTAAAGACAGTACAAGGTAGCACTGAAGCGGCGGCTTCTGCATTTGATCTCATAAGAAAATTCACAGCAGGAACAACATTCCAACTAGCGGAAGTATCAGAAGGTTTCATCACACTTAGAAACGCAGGATTGAATCCTACGCAGGACATGATGAAAAACTTAGGTAACATTGCCGCTGGTATGGGTAAAAGATTTGATGATGTTGCCAAAGCGGTATTCAATGCCACTACTGGTGAATTTGAAATGCTTAAACAACTTGGTATCAAAGTCAAGGTCCAAGGAGACAAACTAGAAGCACAATTCAGAGGCACAACAATAAAATTAAACAACAACGCAGAAGAAATTCTTGGATTGTTAGAGACGATTGGTGCTGAAGATTTTGAAGGTGCCATAGAAGAAAGAGCAAACACATTAAGTGGTGCGTTCTCAAACTTTGGTGATGCCGTAGCAGAAACGGCAATGAAACTTGGTGAGGGAGGTCTAAAAGACGAACTGACACAAGCGGCAAGAGGACTGACAGCATTTATAACAGAAAACGAAGAATTAATTGCAAGTGTTGGAAGATTTTTAGGTTCAACCGTTGGTCTATTGATTGATGCCTTGGGTTTAATCTTTAGAACATTTATGAAGTTGGCTGACGGTCTTGGTCATGTCATAAACGGAGTGGTAGAGTTTGGACAGACGGTACTCAGGTACATTCCTTTCATCAATAAACAAGAACAAGTAGTCAACAACAATGTTGAGGCTCTTCGTTCATTACACGAAGCATACGAAGTCAATAACGAAGAAGTAAAAGACGCAGTGGTCATATCTGACACATACACTGACGCCATACAAAGAGTGAATGTGGCCACAGAACAAGCGGCCCAGACATTTAGTTTCTACGATGACCAAATATTAAGAGCAAAAAGATCACAAGATGCGGCTAACAAATCCGCAAAAGAATTTGAAGACATAATCGCAGGTGATGCCGTTATAGTGGCATTGAGACAGGTGATTGGAGAAGGCTTCACACCTTTACAAGGCAAGATCACAGCCATCGCGGCAGGTATGAACACATTCAGAGACACGGCTTCAAGTGCATTGACAGATGTAATCTTTGGCACAAAATCATTGAATGATGCCATGGGAGAAATTGTAAAATCAACATTGAAAGCCTTGATACAGGGTATGATCAATGTTGGATTGACTGTTTTTGTGTTGAAACCGCTTGAAGAATTTTTAACAAGACAGAAAAACAAACAAAAAGAAATTAACAGCGAATTAAAAAAAGAAATAGGCCTGAGAGCATTGTTGGCGGCGTTCACGGGTGGTTTTGGTTTGCCATTCTTCGCAGAAGGTGGTAAGACAGGTGCCAATCAACCAATTGTGGTTGGTGAGAAAGGACCTGAGATATTTGTACCTAATTCATCTGGTACTGTGATACCTAATCACGATATAGGAATGAACACAGGATCAAGTGGTGGCGGAGGTGACAACATAGAAGTCACATTCAACATCAACACAATTGATTCATCAAATTTCAATCAACTAATAACTTCAAGGCAAGATCTAATCATAGGATTGATCAACAGAGGACTTGCTGAAAGAGGCAAAAGGAGTCTAACAGCATAATGGCATTATTCACACCATCACAAGGATTTAGAACTTTAGACTGGCAATCTAACACAGGTGTCAGGACCACAAGATCAGTTTCTGGCAAAACATTTAGGGTAAAAACAGGCAATCAATCTTGGAGTTTCAAATTGACATCACCTGCTCTTACCAGAGAACAATTCATGGCAGACTATTCATTTTTTGTACAACTAGAAGGAATGTTGAATTCATTTACCATTGTACCACCAACGATTGGTTCAACAAGAGGCACAGCATCAAATACTGTCACTGTGAATGCTGGATATTCCGCAGGACAAAGTCTTGTGAAAGCAAATGGTGGTTCTGGCACAATGAAAAAAGGTGACCTAATTAAATTTTCAAATCACGACAAGGTGTATATGCTGACAGAAGATGTCAACATGGATGCCTCGTCAGAAGATTCCTTCAGTATTTTTCCTGCTCTGACAACAGCAGTAGCAGGTTCAACAACCATCACTTATAATTCTGTACCAGTCAAGGTATTCCTTGACACAAACCAATTGAAATTTGTCACACAGGCAGATGGGTTGTACAGATATGAAGTAGTATTGAATGAGGATATCTAATGCCAAGAAGTATTGCCTCTGCCACACAGAATAAACTAGGCGGCTCCAACATTTTTGTTGCTGACCTTATTGAAATACATTTTGGCACAACTGTCTATTACAACACTTCTCGTTTTAACATTTCTTATGACAGCAGTACAGCACCAGACTCAGGCACAAACATCTATCTAGCACAAGGTAAATTTTTAGGTTATGGTCGTGTAAAAGAAACAACTGACCTTAGGGTAAATGCAATTGACCTAACTTTGTCAGCAGTTGATACAACCACAACCACCCAATTGATGAACAACGATTTTATTGACAAAAGAGTTGTCATCTACAGAGCACTACTGAACAATGATCTATCATTTACGGCACAAGATATATGGATGATATTTGATGGATTCATAACTGGTTATGCCATCAAAGAATCACAAGCCACATCAACAGTGACCATAACGGTTGCTTCACAGTTTGCAGATTTTGAAAGAACAAACGGCAGACGTACAAATCCAGCATCACAAAACATTCATTTTCCAGATGACAGGGGTTTGGATTTCGCACCTGAACTCAAAGAAGATATTAAATGGGGGAGACCATAATGATAGACATCAAAAAAGGCAACATAATAAAAAAAATAGAAATGGAAGATGCCACTCAATTCATTGATTTGGCGATGAAAGCGGTGTATGAGAGAGGACTGAATGACATTGATTTTGACAAGCCTATGTTCTATGCCAGATGTAGAAGTATATTGGCGAGAGCGGCCAATCACACAATAGGTCTTTTTGTTGATGATGAACTGGTTGGTTTTTCAATCGCACAGATAACAACACAACCTTGGTCAACTGAAAAAATTTGTTATTTGAATCTAATGCACACTGACACACAACACAGGCACGAAACGTACTATCAATTGATGTTGGACAGCATTTACACCTGGGCCAAAGGTTTAGGCATTACAAGATTTCACACCAGCACAGTAGCCTATCTTTTACCTGAACAAACAAGAACAAATATGTTGATAAAAAACGGATACAGAGAAGCAGATATCATATGGGAGAAAAAAATTGATTAGAAAATTTGAAAAAAAAGATCTACAACAATGTCTTGAACTTGCACAACAACAAGTCAAAGAAAGCAAATGGTCAGGCAAAACTTTTGAAGTGGAAAAAGTACAAGCAGTCTATCTCAGCACAATAGGCAATCCAAAAAGATTGGCTTTGGTTGTTGATCATGATGGCGAGATCATTGGCACGGTGCTATGTGGTTTGTGTCAATACAATTTCTCGTACAACACTTATGTGAAAGATTACTGGTTATATCTAAAACCAGAACACAGAGGTGGTATGACGGCAATGAAAATGTACAAGGCAGTTTATGAATGGGCAAAATTTTGCAAAGCAGAAGATGTGTATCTTGGTTATAATTTTGGTACAAAAAATAAAAAAATGAAAAATTTCTTTGAAAGAATGGGATACAAACATTTTGCTGATTGTTATATGAAGGAGGTACTGACGTAATGGGTTTTATTGAAGATATTTTTGAAGACCTTTTTGAGGACATTATTGATTTTTTTGAAGACATCATAGATTTTGGAAAAGACCTAATAGGTGCCATTGGTGGTATATTTGGATTCATGCCTGATGTTCCAGATTTCAACTTAGGACAAGGTCAAAGTGGTGAAGGTATGATACAAGGTATCCTTGTCAACAAGACAGGTGCGACTGGACACATACCATTGGTCTATGGCACAAGAAGAGTTGGAGGTTCTGTAATTTTTATATCAACAAATGGTGAATCAAACAAATATCTCTATGTGGCTATGACACTATGTGAAGGTCAGGTACCCAGCGATGCTATTGAAAAGATTATTTTAGAAGATCGTATCATGGACATTGGCACATTGAATCACGGTGAGGTAGTTTCACCAAACGATGCAGACAAATATTCTGGAAGGGTACAATTCCAATTTTTTGATGGCAGGGATGACCAAATTGCTTCAAGCATTCTAAAGGAAGCACCAGGTTGGAGTGATCAACACAGATTACAAGGTATCTCGTACATAGCGGCCAGATATCAATGGGACCAAATTGAAACAAGGGAAGACGCAGAGGCAAATCCTTTCAAAGGTGGTGTGCCTAGATTGAATGTCATAATGAAAGGTAAAAAAGTTTTTGATGCCACTACATTGGGCAGTTCTCACGCAACGGCCTATGGCAGTGAATCATTGATCCACACCAACAATCCTGTGTCCTGCCTTTTGGACTATATGAGAAATCCAAGATTTGGAAAAGGACTGAACAATGACAGTTTTGATTGGCAAAGTTGGGGTGTGGCGGCAGACCTATGTAATCAGGATGTACAATTTGTTGCGGGTGGTGACAATCAAAAAGTTTTCACCTGTAATGCGGCCATTGACACCAGTGTGAGTTTGATGTCAAACATTAAAATTTTATTATCTGGTTTCAGAGGCATGATGCCTTACACACAAGGCCTATATAAATTAAACATTGAACACGCGGGTGATGATACAGACATAACTTCTACATCTACCCCAAGTGTGGTTCTATCCATTGACAATGACGACATTGTTGGCGGTATGTCCCTAGAAGGTGAGGTCAAAGAGAACAGATTGAATCGTTGTATCGTGACCTACACAGACATAGGTACTGATGAAAATCCAACTTTCAAACCAAATGATGCCGTATTCCCTGACAGACAAGATTCAGATCAAAAAACAAGTGATGATCAATATCTCGCAGAAGATGGCAACATCAGGTTAGAAAAAAAAATTACTATGCCACACATCACAAGCAGAGAAGAAGCCTTGCAATTTGCTGAGGTGTCTGTAAAGAAAAGCAGGAATGCCAAAATTGTTTCTTTCACCACAACTCTACGTGCCTCAAACGTCACGGTTGGTGACCTAATCAGTGTCACAAACGAACACATTGGATTATCAAACAAAATTTTTAGAGTACTGAGTGTGAATGTCAGCAATCAAGGAGCAATAAATTTTTCAGCGGTGGAACACACACCAGCCAACTATGCCATGAAACACAAACCTGGAGACATTGACAGACCACAAAACAATCCACCAGATGACGATCCATATGCTGGACAACGGGCGGACCTAACTCTCACAAATGCAGAGGGTGAAAGAATTGCTGGTCAAACTTTTTATTTCATTTCAGCATCATTCACAAAATCATCTGATCCATTAATAGAACGATATTATGTGTACTACAAATTGAGCCAAGAACCGCAGTACAGCCTGAATTCAATCATAGGCAAGAACGCAGATAGGCGTGTCCATGTGTATGACGCAGGTATCTTGGGACAAAATTACGATTTCAAATTGGTTGAAGAAGACTCATTTGGCAATATGAAGATAGCAGAGACGATACTAAATCACACACTGACCAGAGCCTTCAGAAGTGCCACTACTGGCTTGACTGAGGCCAGTGGAGCAGGTGGAAGTTCAATGCAAAACGTAGGAGCAGATGCTTTAAGCAGTTAGGAGGAATAGATGGCCAAGACAGGATTTTTTGACGCAGACCAAAACATTTACCTACCCAAGGACACATTGACTTGGACGGATCTAGGTTCATCACCATATGCTACCTGGGATTCATACACCAGTTGGTACAAGAATCTTAGTGCTTCAACAACAGTTGAATTCACAACAGCGATACACGATCTTGGCACACCTGCCAAAAAGGTGGTGCCTACAATAACACTATTCTTGGGCAGAGATGGAGATGAGGATGCTGACGTGTCCTTGCCAGTCACCAAACCCACATACACTTTTGAAGGATCAACTGTGGCAGACCTAAGTTCAGGTGTCACCACTGTGACCTGTGATCCAAACACCGCTTCAGATGTCACCACAGCCTTTAATTCCATGCCAGCAATCAGATATATTCGTACAACTATCAACATCAATTCAGGACTGAACACAGCGCCTCAGGGTATCCGTGGATTTGCCATCAATTTCCTACAGGGAGATGGTGACATCAATGGTTATCTCGTGTCAGGATTGCCAGACGTTCATGTTGATGCTTTTGGAAACATAAAGAGGCGAGTGTAGTACAGTTAAATAACCATAACAGGAGATAAAAAATGGCTTGGCCAGCAAACGCAAACAACATAGTGACAACAAATTTAGATGCAGGCACTGATAACCCAGCATCAGCAAGACCCAATTTAAAAGCGGCACTTGACGAAATAACAAATCTAATAAATGGTAGAAATCAAGCATCAGGTGTGGCAGGATTGGATGCTTCATCAAAGATCGCAAACACACAATTACCTGACACGATAATTTCAAGTTCTTCTACAGACTTAACACTGACACCTAATACAGGTACAGTGAACATCAACTCTGTTATACAGATGAATCCTCTGACAAGGTCAGCCTTGTATGCCAGATCAGATTTGGCAGATGGCATGATAGCCATGGCATCAGATGGAGATTCCACTGTGGATAAACCCGTTTATTATGCGGGTGCTGTTTGGAGATATTTCTCAGACGATTCTGAGGTTCCAAGTTCATAGAATTCCTGTGACGAGGTCAATCAGTGAGCAGACTATTTCAGGAAAAAATACATCAGTACGGTGAGTACACTTGTGAAACTGGCAAAAGACAAGGCAAGGCACATCTCAAAAGATGCGACGACGACAATCACACCTGTCAGTTCGTTCTGACCAACAAAATACGTAGACAAGTACACAAACTACCACCCAGATATCCCACACCTGAGCAGAAACGAATGAGGGCCTATTGTTCTCAGTCTGGTGAAGGTTATTTGAAAAAATACGAAGTGAACAGGCTTCGTAAACCACCAATGTAATGGTGTTTAAACGCACACACACGCACACACACACAAAAAATTTGACATCTGGTAGCACAATGCTATATACTTGTGAATAGGCACAAAACACAGGCAATACACAGACACGGTAAAACAGAGACAGGTTGCAAATCCTTGAACATAACTCTAGGTCAACAGGCAAAGTCATTATGGCACAACGGGTATTCACAAACACCACCGCGTGAAGTAAAGAAAGCGATGCTATAGGTTGGTATAACCCTCCCGTGAAACAATGCATCTGGATGACGAGTGAGTCCACTCACATAAAGTCACCACCTGGAAACAGGTGGACTCTGAGTTCATCAATCTACATAAAGACAAACAAATAGACGTCAGTCTATTTGTGGACTTACAGAGTAAGTCCCATACAATGCCATTGACAATGCCATTGACAATGACCCGCAAAGATCATATAATCAACACATGAAACAAATGACACCAGAACAACAACTCAAAATGCAGGGCGATTGGATACGTGAACAGGAACGATCAAGGATCGCTGAAGATCAAAGGGTATGGGCCAAGAACAGACGCATACAAAGGAATGCCATCAAGGCGTATAAAAGAAGCGATCACAGGGCCATAACCAAGAACGACAGCAGGTCAGACCTGACAGAATTCTAGGTACCGCTTTGTCCCAGTACCCAAAACGATTCAGTTAAATATCTGTGCATTGACGAACTCCTTGCAGAGAACACAATGCGGAAATGCACACCTTTCACAGGTCACAATACTGACATTGGCATTTCCCCTTAAGGGTGTGGTTGTTCAATCTGTTTTAGTGCCATAATACAATTACCAACCACACTCACTACTCCCCAAATAAATATTGTTGCGTTGATACAAACATGGTTCAGTCTCCCAGATTAAACGGTGCTCCCGTATCAACGCACTTAATAAGTATGGGGTTGATGCGTTCAGACCAACCTATTGCCATAGCGAATCCTACCGCATCGCCCCATTATATGAGCATGACACACAGCACAATACACACAGCCAAGGAGTTCTGTGACATAATGGAGATCTCCCTGGACCTACAGGATTTCGCCAAGCGATTACGACGACATGACTTCCCACAGGCCCAGGCCCTGCTTGAGATCGCCAATGACATACAACAGCACCTGGAAGATGTGTCAGATGATGTGACCACGGAACAGATCACACTGGAGCAGGAGCGGAGAAGTGCGATTTGATCTAGGCAATACCACATTTGATCTACAGGCAACCACCATCACAGAGTTGTTTGACACAATCAGAACTTCACACCAACCCAAGGCCACACACACAACGCACAAACAAGGCAGACACATCTTGTACGAGATGTGGGAACAGGAAGACATGGCCAGCACACATCACGAAGAATGAACACAGAACTGATCCTGCAGAGACTACAGGAACTACGAGCAAGATTGGAGCAGGCCAATTACCAAGACTTCCGTGCCTTAGATTTCGTCACAGAGATAGCGGGCCTGGTGCGACAGGGTAGATCTCAACTTTCGCTTGAAAAAAACGGACCAAATGCACCAAACGACACAAACACTACCAAAAAACAACTGTAAATTGTAATAACACCCCCTAAAAACCCCCATTTTATGCGACTTTTTGCCTGGTTGACGCTATTCTATGCCGTGTTATAATGAAGTATGTATAAAACAACAAAAGGGAGAAAATAGTATGGAATTTGCAGGTATGATGTCAATGACATTACCAACAGACAAGGTAGAACTCAAACGATTGTGGGCACCCCACACGCAGGGCCGTTTGGATGAGATCACGGGCAAGGTGTATGTGTGCGTGAATCTATGGGGCGCTGATGTGACTGATAATGATAGACTGGTGCTGAAGGATTTTTGGTGTGACGGTGATCACAAGAGACCAATATTCCTTTCACCGTTATTGTCAGCCAGCAAGGCCAAGAAGATCCTGCAACGGATTGACGAGAGCAAGACCATGGTGGCACAGATCACCAACCCCAACACAGGTCAATCGTATGTTAATGCCCAGAGCCTATACGCATTCACGATGTGTCAGCAATGGGTCAAAAAATATCATCAAGATGCCCAACAGAAGGAGCCAGCATAATGCCAAAAAGAAGAATACCTACAGCCTATTATACACCAACACAAACCATAAAGAAAAGACCTGGGATTGTAATAAGAAATAAAACTGAACAGACCTTTGTAGACAAGGTGCGTGATTGTCATGCCTATCTTAACACAGAATTGGGTCTAAATGCAAAATTAAAC